CTACCGCAGCAGCGGCAATGAGGCCGACTTAAACCCCAACGTGCGCAACCGCAACAAAGGCGAGCGCCAGCCGGTTGTTAAAAATGAGTTCAGCGAGGAACAGGTAGACAAGCTGACCGGCGTGTTTATGGATAACTGCTTTGAGTATCAGCTCAACTGGCATAAAGCCGGGCTGACTCACCGCATCCGCAATATCCTGAAGTCGCGCCAGATTGGCGCAACGTTCTACTTTGCCCGCGAGGCGCTGATCGATGCGCTGACCACCGGGCGCAACCAGATTTTTCTTTCGGCCAGTAAGGCGCAGGCACACGTCTTTAAAAACTACATCCTCGACTTCGCCCGCCAGGCTGACGTTGACCTGAAAGGCGATCCGATTGTGCTGCCTAACGGCGCGCGCCTGATATTCCTCGGCACGAACGTGCGTACCGCGCAGAGCTACACCGGCAACCTCTATCTGGATGAATATTTCTGGATCCCGAAATTTCAGGAGTTGCGCAAAGTCGCCAGCGGCATGTCACTGCACAAGAAATGGCGCACCACCTACTTTTCCACGCCGTCGGCCCTGTCGCACAGCGCTTATCCGTTCTGGTCAGGCGAGCTGTTTAACAAGGGACGGCGCAGCAGAGATGATCGCATCGAGATAGACCTGTCGCATTCTCACCTGGCAAAAGGCGCGCTGTGCGGTGACGGGCAGTGGCGGCAGATTGTGACTGTTGAGGATGCGCTGACCGGCGGCTGCAACCTGTTCGACATTGACCAGCTGCAGCTTGAATACAGCCCGGCGGAATATCAGAACCTGCTGATGTGTGAGTTTGTCGACGACGCCGCGAGCGTGTTCCCGTTTGCCGAGCTGCAGAGCTGCATGATCGACAGCCTGGAAGAGTGGGAAGATTTTAACCCGTACCTGCCGCGCCCGTTTGCATACCGGCCGGTCTGGATCGGCTATGACCCGTCGCACACCGGCGACAGCGCAGGCTGTGCGGTTATCGCGCCGCCGCTCGTTGCGGGCGGAAAGTTCCGCGTACTGGAGCGTCACCAGTGGCGGGGCATGGACTTTGCCGCGCAGGCGAAATCTATCGAGGACTTAACCAAAAAATACACCGTCGAATATATCGGCGTGGACGCAACCGGCATCGGTCAGGGTGTTTTCCAGCTGGTACGCCAGTTTTACCCGGCCGCACGGGAAATCAAATACTCACCGGAAGTGAAAACCGCAATGGTGCTGAAGGCAAAAGACACCATTAGCAGCGGGCGGCTTGAATATGACGCCGGGGCGACGGATATCACGCAGTCGTTTATGGCTATCCGTAAAACCATGACGGCCAGCGGCAACCGCTCAACCTATGAGGCGAGCCGCAGCGAAGAGGCCAGCCATGCTGACGTCGCCTGGGCCATCATGCACGCACTGTTAAACGAACCGCTTACCGCAGCCAGCGGCGGCGCTAACCCCTCAATTCTGGAATTTTACTGATGAGCAAACGCAGAGGCCGCAAGGCTCACTCCGCCACCGCGCAGCCTGTACAGGCAACCGCACCGCAGCAGCACGCCGAGGCGTTTACCTTTGGCGACCCGACGCCTGTCATGGATAAGCGCGACATTCTGGATTACGCCGAGTGTATCGGTAACGGGCGCTGGTTTGAGCCGCCGGTCAGCTTTAGCGGGCTGGCTAAGAGCCTGCGCTCGGCCGTTCACCACAGTTCGCCGATTTACGTAAAGCGCAACATTCTGGCTTCGACCTTTATCCCTCACCCGATGATGAGCCAGCAGGAGTTCAGCAAGTTTGCGCTGGATTATCTGGTTTTTGGTAATGCCTTTGCCGAGCTGCGCCGCAATGGCCTGGGTAAGCCGCTGCGCCTTGAAACCACTCCGGCCAAATTCACCCGCAGGGGCGTGAAGGATGGGGTTTACTGGTTTGTGAATGACTGGAAAGAGCCGCACGAATTTTCGGCCGGCAGCGTGTTTCACCTGCTGGAGCCGGATATTAATCAGGAGCTTTACGGCCTGCCGGAATACCTCAGCGCGCTTAATTCTGCCTGGCTGAATGAGGCGGCGACGCTGTTCCGCCGCAAGTATTACCAGAACGGCGCGCACGCCGGTTACATCCTGTATATGACCGACGCGGCGCAGAGCAGCAGCGACGTTGACCGCATGCGCCAGGCGATGCGCGACACGAAAGGGCTGGGTAACTTCCGTAACCTATTCATGTACGCGCCGAACGGAAAGCCGGACGGCATCAAGATCCTGCCACTCAGTGAAGTGGCGACGAAAGATGATTTCTTTAACATCAAGAAGGCCAGCCGCGACGACCTGCTCAGCGCGCACCGCGTACCGCCGCAGATGATGGGGATTATCCCGGACAACTCCGGCGGATTCGGCGATGCGGTGAAAGCATCTCAGGTGTTTGTAAGGAATGAGTTAACGCCATTACAGGAGAGAATGAAAGAAATGAATTACTGGCTGAAAGAGGAAGTAATCCAATTTCAGCCTTATATACTTACATAATCGGTTAAATACTATTAACTATTGACCATTCTAATATAACTGGGCATGCGCGGATCAGTAATTCTATATACCCCCCGCGCTGCTTTTGTTAGTATTTTTCCTTTATCTTCTCTAGTAAATCGACCTATATAGTTACTCATACCATTATTATTGTATTGTATACCTGTATCATCTTTAATCTGAGCAATCCACTCTTGGATAGTAAATCTATTGTCAGCAAATTTAGCAGCAGCAAATAGGATATAAGGATAAACATCTGTTCGTGACGATGTTACAGCTTCTTCATAGGCCCTTTTTAATAGTCCTTCTGTATTAACAACTGCTTTCTGCAAAGCCTTTGTTAATACCTCTTGATCTATCGGATTTTTGGAGTCCGATAGTGATATTTCTGCCGACTCTTTACCAATTAGATGTGTGAAGTAAGGGAAGCCATTGCTTATCTCCACTATCTTATCCTTAACATCATCATTAAAGGTAATGTTTAAGCCAGTTTCACCAGTAGTTATTATCTCGTAGAGGTACTTATCCTCTATTCTGGGTAATTTAATTTCATGCAAACACCGGTTAACCGATTGATGGCCAGCGATTAACGAACCACCATCACTAGCTATCCCTACTAAAAGAATCTTTAGTTTGCTATTACTATCGCTTAATTGCTTAATTAATTCCGCAACTTCATGCTTAACATCATCCCCAACAACGTCGAACTCATCTATTAACAGTATTCCTTCCATATCTTCAAAAGCTTGACTAACTTTACTTGCTGTCAGATCTTCTTTTTCAATTGTTTTTTTAATTTCGACAGCCACATCAGCACGGAATAGCTTCAATAGGTTCAAACCTATGCCGGTTTTTGTTGTTGTTTCTTTCTTTTGGGCGGCATAATCTTCATCAAGATAAACAGCTGGCTGCTGAATTATATCTTTGAATTTTGTTTTTTTATCGCATCTTTTTATAAAAAAGGGCTGTGAAAAGATACCGGTTTCTCTGCCACCTTCAAGGGTTGATAAGGCAAGAGAGCTTTTACCTATACCTCGTTCGCCATAAATCATGCAGTGCTGACCAGCGGTAGTTAATGTACTTAGGATATGTTTTACTTCGTCATCTCTTCCTTTTAGATGCGTGTATGCTTCGATAGGTTTTGATGGCGTAAAAAAGAGATCTACGTCAACAATTTTTGCCTTTTGCGCTTTAAACTGTGCGAAAACACCATTCCCAGTATTCATGACATTCCTTCGCTTAATAGTAAAATGAGACTTTTCTTATTAAATATAATTCTAGGTTTGTAGGCAAGCGAAAGTTTTCATAGGCAGATTTTTACTCAGCTAAATTCTATTGAAAGCATGCTTAATCGTCTGACAGACCTACTTTTATCATTTTAACGCATCTTATTGTTTGATTGCTAAAACTGTATACATGTTTGCACCCCTCGCGCGCAATGCTATCCCCGCCACGCCTGCCCGCTTTGTGCATCGCTTTTAATGCAGTTGCATGTACCTCGCAAAACACCGCCATTACTGGCGCTGCAGGGTGTTTCAGTGCTTCAGAAATTAATGCGAATCCATGCACGTTATGTATGCATGGCTCATTTACGGATTACAGCGCCTGAAAATTCTGAGGAAGCAGCGCTTCCATAGCTCAACTGCTGCAGATAAATGATGCCTTCACGAAGTGAAACAGGGCGCGGTAACTCGAACATAAAAACAAAATCGTAAGCCCTTCCGAGCCAGAATCCTCCGCCAGCCTCTTTTGGACGCTGAAAGAACACCCAGCCGCCGGAATGGAAATACTCAAGGTAATCCCCACGATAAACGATCTGATAATTAGTGTCTTTTCCGGCCATTTGCTAACGCCTCGCAATGCTCGTTGTTCAACCGTGCCACTGCCAAAATCAAGATTTTGGCATCAGCCCGGTTATCAATGCAGCCAGCTGTCATCTTCCCAGACGTTCTGAAGTAAATCATTCAGCCTGCGCCGATCTTCATCAACTTTTACACCAGGCATTTCTATTCTGGTGTAACTACCCTGCCGCACCTGTACCACTGCATCAGGAAACAGCGCAGTTACACGTTTGCTCACCTCTTCCCGGAAAGCTTCAACTACCGACTGACTGATTTTCTGATTCTTATCGAGCATGATTTCAATACGCATATTAATCCCTAATCGGCAGCGTAAAAGATTTCCTCGCCAGCGTCCTGGTGAGTCTCTGAGTTTGCCAATTCGGCAATAATGGTGAGTGCCAGTTTCAGCTCAGACGGCTTACAGTTAGCAATGAGTGAAACCTCCGCTATAAACTGCATGCACGCCATTTTTTTATGCATCTGGCTTGATTCCTGAGCCGTCATTTTCCCTCCCCCATTTTTACTGTGTATTTATACAGTAGCACAGCATTTATAAGTTGAGGAAGAAAAATGTCTGAGTCAGATAATATTTTTATCTGGCTGATACGAAACAACTTTCCTTGCGTGCCTAAGCTATGCGCAGAAAACCGCAGCACATTACACTTAGACTATCAGTCGCACTAATATCGTTAACTTTCACCCATCAATGTTTGCTTTTGAACGCTGCTTTTCAGCTAAACGGTTAAATCGTTCTAATACAAAAGTCCTTTTCGGCTCCAGTATTGGGCGGGCCAGTTCTCCATTAGGTAGGCTGCGGAACATTTGACCGGCGATTTTAGTCTGCGTGCCGCCAATCAGACGCACGGCCAGCCCGCGACTGATGGTTTCACCGCTTAAATCTCTCACCTGGCCGATCAGGTTGTCGCACGCAGCTTCGATTTTGTCCGACCGCCTCAGTTTCAGATGCCGCTTTTCTGGCCTTTCCGCCCTTATCCGGCTCAAAAGCTGCCGCCTTTGCTTTCTGCTCATGCCGTCCAGGTCGATTTTTTCGAAACTTTCCGGCTGGCTCGAATCCTCAGATCTCAAACCTCCCGTACAGTTATTGACAGAACTCCGAGAGGACGCGGACGCGTCCTTAAATTCAAAAGCCAAATCAACGGCACGTTTCGGGACAATCTTCCATTGCATCAGACGGGTTAAAATTGGCGTATCGTCGCCAACTTCGGTTGCGTAAACACCCTTAATGCGCACGGTTTCCTCGCCGTACTCATTCACGTCTTCGCTTGCCTGATACCAGGTGCGCACGGCCAGATCGTCGCGGCGTACGAACGGCCCGCCCTGCGCGTTAACGTATCCGGCCCAGTCTCCTGCGTCGGCGGCGTCATGCGCGGCCGCAAACTCAACGCTCAGGCCGTGCGCGGTTTCGCTGTCTGCCATGCGGCGCAGCTCGCGGTAAACCGTGACCGGCGCACCGCCCACAAACTGAAACTGTCGGATGTGCCAGCGTGCCGCCCAGGCAGAAACGGCCGAGGCGGTTTCTTTCAGATCTTTTCCGCTCTCGTCGTCTGTCTCACCATCCAGCGCATAACCATCGATATTTTTGGAAATGTATTTAGCAACGTAACCCGTTGCGCTGCCTTTCTCTGGATCGATAGCCTCGGCGTGAAAACGGGCCTTACGGGCCTTGTCTGTCGTCAGCTCGCTGCCATCTTCCTGCCAGGCGTAATCGCGCATAATTTCGCGCACGCGCTCAGCCTGCTCAGGGCGCATAAACATAAGCATGTGCCAGTGTGGAGTCGCATCATGATGAGGCTCAGCAACGCGGATCCCGAAGATGCGGATTTCTTCGCGGTGCAGCTTGGCGCGGATTTTCTGCCAGACGCTGCAGAGATAACGCTGCGTATCGGCCGGGCTGGCACCGTTCCATTTGCGGTTACGATGCCCGGTTTTGATTGTGGCGTGATAGCGAGCCG